GCGTCACGGTGACTCGTCTGGATGTCGGGCAATATCTTATTGAAGGCTGTAAAGCACTCAATTCAGACGCTGCCTGGGGCGGTATCGACGGAGGATTTGAAATCCCCACAGACAGGAATAAGCAACCGCTCATATGGCTGGATTATGAGGTTAGCGCGGATGGTTCTGTGCTGGTGAAAACCTACCACCGAACTCACCCTGATGCGCCAGCATTTGCCAGGAATGAGCGTGATGGATTGGCAGATGGTGAGCCGGTTGACATCCCGGCTCACCAGTTCGTCAGCGTTCGTGTAGAAATGCCAGTTGACAGCATCTGGAATCAGAAACAAACGGAAGAGGCTTTAAAGCAGGAACAGGGCTCGTAAAAAACCGCCGCCCATTTTGTGTAAGAATGAGCGGCGGCTGATTGCTCAGTGTTCATGCCCGAGCAAACGTCGGGAATATTACCCGAACAATATCTACAGGCCAACCTGGCGAACGGTCGGGAACTCAGAAACCAGCCACATATCGGACTCTTCAAACATCTCCTCCAGCAAGCGGTTCAGTTTTTCCCGATCGCTTTTGCTGGCATCGCTGTTCAGGCCGTTCGCCTGCATCGGCTTCACCTTCACTTCGGCATCAGGGAAAATCTGGTGCACCCGCTTCGTCAGCTAGGCCAGTATGATTCCTCTGGCACCTTCGAGCCACTCAACATTGCGTTTGTCATAAACCAGTTCAACAAACATACCGATCCTCTCATAAGTGAAAAATGCCTGTGCTTGATCTGATTTCATAAAAATACTACTGTATATGCATACAGTTATAATCGGAGGTGAACCATGGGATTCCCGAGTCCAGCGCAAGACTACGTTGAGCAACGCATATCGCTCGACCAGCGTATCATCACAAGACCAGCGGCTACGTACTTCATGCGTGCCGGTTCGACACACTATCGTGAAGGCATCATTAATGGAGCGCTACTCGTCGTTGACGCATCGCTGAGGCCGTGTGATGGTTCATTACTCGTTTGCAGAATGGAAGGTGAGTTGAGGATTAAGCGATATCGCAATCACCCAAATCCCCACCTTGAGGATTTGCAGACAGGCAGACGCGAAGAGATACCTGTGCACGATGACGGAACAAGTCCGGATGCAATCTTCGGAGTGATCACCTACATCATCAACGATGCACGAACAGGTGAGTTTGATGATTGTCCGGTGATGTGATTTCTTGTGCCACGGTTGTGCCATGATTGTGTCATGCACCAGAAATCATCATCCATCATCTTTCCGTTTGTGCCATCAGCATTGGCTGTGTGAATGCGGTCAATGCTTGTGAAAACAGATAGTTAAATGTGGTGCTTCTGATTCGTAATGCGAAGGTCGTAGGTTCGACTCCTATTATCGGCACCATCATTTCATCCAGCACCATCCCCAAACGTCCATTTTTCCTTGTTTTTCACGGTGTTGGCTGTTCTGTTTGTCCGCCGTTATCCAACTTTTACCGTTGCAATCTAAATTTAAAACGGGTACATAAACGGGTATCTGAGTTTGAGGCTGGTACCTATGAAACTAAACGCGCGACAGGTCGAGACGGCAAAGCCTGCGGAGAAAGACTACAAGCTGCCAGACGGTAACGGACTTATCCTGCTGGTGAAAACCAGTGGGGCAAAATACTGGCGTTATCGCTATACCTTCGCCGGTAAAGAAAAGATGCTGGCGCTCGGTGTGTACCCGGCTGTTTCGCTGGCGGCCGCTCGCGAAAAGCGAGACGAGGCCAAGCGGAATGTTGCAGCAGGTGTTGACCCGGTGAAGGTCAAAAGCCATGCCGCAGCTGCGGCAGCAAAGACGATCACGTTTAAAGAGATTGCCGCAGAATGGCACGAATTCAAGAAACCGCGCTGGTCGTCAGGCTATGCCTCTGACATTCTCGAAGCGTTCAACAAAGATATTTTCCCAGCTGTGGGTAAGCTACCGGTTGCTGAAATCGAACCGGTTCAGATGCTGGCGGCACTGCGCAAAATTGAGAATCGCGGCGCAACCGAGAAAGCAGCCAAAACGCGCCGGTGGTGCGGTGAATTATTCAGCTATGCAGTTGCGACCGGGCGCGCGAAGTATAACCCCGTCAGCGAACTGAACAGTGCCATGACCGGCCATAAGGGGGAGTCCTTTCCCTTCCTGACGGCTGAAGAACTGCCCGATTTTCTGGCGGCGCTTGAAGGTTACAAGGGGAGTCCGCTCCCTCGGTTGGGTTTGCAGATCATGATGCTGGCAGGGCTGCGTACTTACGAACTGCGGCATTCAAAATGGGAATGGGTAGATTTCGATAATAGGCTGTGGGAGATACCCGCCGAATTTATGAAGATGGACCGCCCGCACCTGGTTCCGCTTTCCGATCAGCTTGTTGTCTTGCTGAAGGAGTTGCACGGTCTGACAGGTCGATACGTGAATATGTTCCCCGGCAGGAATGACCCGTCAAAGATCATGAGCGAGAACACAATAAACCGGATGATCCACACGCTGGGATATAAGGGGAGGGTAGTAGGGCATGGCTTCCGGCATACATTCAGCACTATCCTTAACGATAAAGGATTCAACTCTGACTGGGTTGAACTCCAGATCGCTCACGTGGATAAGAACAATATACGCGGGGTTTATAACCATGCCCTGTATATGGAAGGGCGTCGGGAGATGATGCAGTGGTATGCGGATTATATTGACCAGCTGCGTTTGATTTAAAGAAACTGTTTTTTCCACTCTTCGACCTCGCCGCGTACCCAGCGGGAGGTTCGGCTCCCGAGCTTCTTAGGCTTCGGAAACTCGTTATTACTGATGCGCTCATAAATACTGGATTTTTTCAGGCCAACAGAGCGCTCAACCTCTTTGATGTTAATCAGGTCAGTGTCATAGATAACCGGTGTCATGTTATACCTCTCTTTTTCATGGCATCGAGCAGGATGTCCTGCACTGTTCGTTTTGAGTTGCGCCGCTCCATCACCATTTCGTCCATAGTGTCGGCAGCGATAATGTGGTGAATAAACACCGGGCGGTTGTGTCCGGCCTGAATCTGCCGGGTTGGTCCGATGCGTTCAATAATTTGCTGGTACTGCTCCAGATCCCACCAGTGCGAGAAAAACACCAGTATGTTCCCGCCGTCCTGCATATTCAGGCCGTGGCCTGCGCTGGCCGGGTGTGCGAACAGGACAGGGATTTTCCCGGCATTCCAGTCGCGTAGCGTCTGTGGATCTTGGTCGAGGTGGCGACCGCGAGGAAATGCTTTAAGCAAACGCTCGAGGTCGTGTTTCCAGTGGTAGGCCACCAGCACCGGTGCGCCAGCCGCTTCGGTGAGAATGCTGTCCAGCGCCTGGAGCTTTGCGTCGTGCAGTTCTGACCAGCTTCCGGCGTCGTCGGTGTACACCGCACCGCTGGCAATTTGCAGACACTTCACCGTCTTTGCCGCGGCGTTCGGTGCTTCGATGCCTTCGCCGTTCAGCTCGAGGAACATTTCCTTTTCCATTTCGCGATACTGCTGGCGGGCTTTCGGCGGCATATCTACGCGGATCACGTTATGGATGGGCTCTTTGATGTCGAACCAGTCGGCGGCATCGAGGGAGATAGTCACGTCGGCCAGCGCCCGCTGTATTTCGCTCTGCGAATGGGCGAACGGCTCCAGTTTCGTCCAGCTCTGCCCCGGAAACTGTATTGATTTGAACCAGCGGGAAGTAAACGCGCCGTAGGTGCGCCCGAGACGCTGCCCCTGATCCACAAACCACGCTTGCCCCCACAAATCTACCAGGCCGTTAGGCGCTGGCGTACCGGTGAGATTCATCCAGCGCCGGATGTGCTTATGCGCCACTTTGCCCAGCGCCGCAGCACGCTTACCACCACCGCGCAGCCGGAAGGATTTCAGCCGAGTGCTCTCGTCGGGAATGACGGTACCGAACGGCCAGAGGCTGCCCAGTTCTTCCACCAGCCAGACCAGATTGTCGTAGTTGATGGTAAACACGCTGGCGTTGCTGTTCGCCAGCGCCGCCGCGCGCGCTTTGGCATTACCGACAATTGGCTGCACCTCGATATTGCGCAGATGCCCCCATTTAACCGCTTCATCCGGCCAGGTACTGGCAGCCACGCGCAGCGGCGCGAGGACCAGCGCTGGCTGTGTCTCTGCGCCCGCCATGAAGAGGTCTTCCAGCGTGGTGAGTGTCGCCACGGTTTTACCCATTCCCATGCCCGCCCATATGTTGCAGCGAAGGATGTCGATTTCGTGGTTGATAATGAGATCTTGGTAGGGACGGGGGGTGAATTGCTTTATCATATAGTGGGCCGTTACCTTTATGGAGAGAGTTCGTGAATCTTAAAGATTTATCCGGAACGACTATTTTGTTAGCTATGCTCTATTTTACTGCTTATGGCTTTTATAGCGGCTTTAGCGATTTTTTTGGTTTCCCAACTAGTTTTATATCCATAGGCGTCCCTGAATTGGTAAAATATTCGGTGGTTGTCACAGGTATAATCTTTTCTCTATTAGCGTTATTGCACTTCGACACTGAAGAAAAACATATTTCCTTTTTTGTTAGCTGTTTTTTTATCGTTTTAGCAGGGGGGTTGGCACTCTCTATGTTCTACTTTATGGGTGGAAAAGGGTATCTTTTCGACAACAATACTAGGCAGATAGTTGGTCGCTCTGTGCTTATAGGTATTTTTGCACTGATGGGGGTAAGATCCTTTTCCGTGTTTATACGAAACGGGTTTAAGTTCGAAGGTAAAACCCACGGCGTAATGCTTATTGGTACATCTGTATTTCTCCCCAGTGCTATGGGCTGGGCTTTTGCTTATTTGCCCTACGATACTATGTTTTACTCCAAAGATAACAAAGCGTACATACTCGCTAATTATTCTAATAATTTTGTACTTGGGCGTTGCTTAAAAGAACGATCGGAATTTTTACTTGTGGAAAAGATCAACGGAGAAGTTACTCCCGTTTCAACGAAAGAAACACAGGAAATGAAAACGTGTTTCCTTCGAGCCTCAAGAAACGCTGTAAACCAATCTTAGATACACAATATCCCCTCCAGATTTTTGCTATCCAGCACCACCACGGAAAAGCCCAGCGCGCGCAGCCGTTCGTGCTCGCGCAACTGGTCGGCGCGTGGTGGTTTGCCGGGTGCTTTACATTCAACGAAAACGAGACGGCCGCCGGGTAGCAGGACAATGCGATCCGGTACCGAGCGGCGACCAGGTGACAAGAACTTAAAGGCGACCCCGCCAGCCTTTTTCACTTCGGCGATGAGGTGCTTTTCGATAAGGCTTTCACGCTCATATGCCATCATCCACCGCCTTACGCTTTTCGCGCATGTTCTGCATCAGGCAAAAATCAGCCCGGCGCTCGCTCCAGTCCTGATTAAGTTCGTTACGTGATTCACGGTTTGCTTTGGCCCAGACCTTCGCCGCACGGTCGTACTCACCGGACTGCTCAAGGCGCAAAGCCTCCCGCGCAGTCCGGTAATAAAGTGGACTGTCCCGATATTTAAATGACATAGGGGTTACCTCAAATAAAAAGCCCTGCATTTGCAGGGCTTTTTACTTTTTAGGAAAATGATTGATTAAGATGAAGCGTTCGCTATTTGAGCTTCATTAAATGTGAAACCGGCCTGTTTAAGACGCTGGATTAAGCGAGGTACAGTTTCCCGAACATGATCATTAAAGTTGAGATAAAGAATACCTGCAGCATCAGAAGGCTGTTCAAGGTGTTGCTTCTGCAAGATGACCACGTTACTGCGGCCGAGTGATGATAACAACATCCCCATTTCTAGAACTACGTTTTGACGAGCCCTGGGCAGGGCTGCTTCTTGACCATCTCTTTTGGAGTATCCCACATCATCGGGAGTGAGAAGAACAATGCCGAAACGAGTCGCTGTCTGCCCTTGACCAATTTCACGCTCAAGATCTTCAATTATCGTAAGTCCAGTACCACCAGTATTCTGCAAAATAAAATGATCAGGTAACCCAAGCTTATGAAGAATGAGCTCAAGCTGCTCTTTTGCTGCATGGTCGTGACCGTGAACGATGAAAATCTTTTTGGCTGGCTCTTGAACTATGGCTGGCTGAACTCGTTGAACTGGCGCGTTACCCAAGTGTTCATTAATAATGGCTTCAACCTCTGGTTTTGCCGCTTGTGAGCCTTGAATCAAAATCGTTCCGGTGTGGTAAAGCGTTATGATGGCACCATTACTTAAACGATAACAATCATGACCGGCTTTGTTTTCTTCTCCGGTAACATCAAATCCGGATTCGACTAAAAATTGACGAAAAGTTTCGACAGGGTGCGGGTATTTGAGAGCCATTTCATTGAGATCCTGCATCATTATTTTCCTATAAAATAAGCAATATTTAGCAAAGCAGCAATGACAGCGATCAGCTAATCCTTACGATAATGGTACGCCTCGAAGCCGCCCGCGTTCAGCGGGATATCGGGCGCCCATTCAGGGTTAGTGGAGAGCAGCGCGGAAAGCGCCGTATCGTTAAAATCGTCTGTGTCCGGCGCTTCGGTGATCACCTCATCGTGAACCGTCAGCACAATGCTGTAACCGGCATCCTCGATCAGCGGCATGTTTCCGGCCAAAACGTCGCGGGCGGCCGCCTGAGTGACGTTTTCCACCAGCTTTCTGCCGTAGGTTTTGAGCCGCTGCCATTTGCGCGAGTAGGAGTTAACGCCCTGATAGGTGATGTTTCCCTTCTCGATGGACGGGGAGGGGTAGCAGAGTGCGCGCCCGGACGGCAGCTGGATGCGCAACCATGCGCCATCGCGGCGGACTTTCAGATAGCCGCAGTACAGCGTCTTTTTCGGTGTAGCGATGGCGGTGCGGACGGTGCGCTCAAGCTCGTACCAGAAATCGCAGGTCGCGGGATGCGCCCGGCGCCAGAGACGTTTGAGCGAGTCACATGCGATGAATACACGCTCGGACAGGCCAAAGGTCGATTTACGTTTAACCGATTCGACGTACCAGCTTTTCGCCTCGCGGATGACATCACGGGGGATATTCGGCAGCGCGGCGTTCGCCAGCTCGTCGAGGTCGAGACCGTAGACCAAGGCGAAGGTAAGAAATGCCGCAACACCCCCGCCGAAGCCGAGGCCCAGCTCCATCACCTTGCCGATTTGGCGCTGGTATTTATCAACATCGTCCGGCGAGATATTGAAGGCGCGGGCGTAGGCCAGTTTATACAGATCCGGTCCGGTCCCCTCGTCGTACTCCCGGAATGCGTCCAGCTTCCACTGCTCGCAGGCAAGCCAGGCCAGTTTTCGCCCCTCGATATTCGACAGGTCGCTAACCACCAGCTTTTTGCCTTCCGGTGCCATGATGCAGCCGCGCAGCGCCGAGCTGGTCAGCTCCATGATGTTATCGAAAAGCAGATCGGCGCATCCGGCTTTCAGCGCCTCGATACCCTCGTCTATCTGGTCCTGCTCGAGTGAAGGGCGGGGCAGGTTCTGAGGCTGGAATAAACGCCCGGCCCAGCGCCCGGTACGCGATGCGCCACAGAACTGCAGCGTGCCGCGCAGACGACCGTCACTGCTCACGCCCTTCATCAGCGATTTGTACTTGCTGGTGCTGGTGGTGCTGGCCTGCAGGCGAATAGCCAGCAGCTCTTTCACCGCCGACGGCAAATCAGGATCCGCCATACGGCGCTCCAGCGTGCTGCGCTGCATGTCCGGCAGCTCCACGCCGTAGGATTCAACAATGTGCTTAATCAATGCATCGCGCTGCGTGGCCGCCTGCACTTCGCCGTCGGTCATCGCCTGCGTGCGTTTCGCCAGGCTTTTTTGTTCGAGGTCTACCGCCTCGATCGCCGCCTGCGCGAGCTCCACATCCATGCAAACGCCTCGGTCGTTGATCTGCTGGTCACGATGCCATAGCGCCAGCTCTGCACCCTTATAATTCCACTTCGGCAGGCGCTTATGCACTTCGCGCATAGCCTCGATATCCAGCCCGGCGTAAGCTACAAAGCGCCGCCATTCTTCCGGGTGGGTTTTGCTGGTGGCCCGGCGTAGTTTGCTGTTCTTCGGGCGTGGCTTACAGAACAGCTGGATCAGCGCCTTACCTTCTTTATCCTTCGCCTTGTCCTGCGGGACGCCGAGCACCTCGCAGAGTGCGCCAAGTGCGCCAAGTGCGCCGGGGAGGCCGTGAGCCAGCGCCTGCACCATTGTGTCGCGCCAGCGTGTTACATCAGGGGCCAGCCGCGGTATTGCATGGCGCAGCACCGTGCGGTCGAAGTGCGAATTGTGGAAATAAAGCAGGGTATCGCGGTCGGCGATAGCCTTCTGAAGCCTGCCAGGGATAGGTTCGCCAGCAGTAAGATCCCAGACGCTGACAGGCTCGTCGCCGATGGCCCAGGCAAACAGCATCACCTCGACACCTTCCGCATAAGCGTGCGTGCCGTTCGTGATTGGTTTTTCGCAATAGGTTTCCAGGTCACCCCATAGTATATTATGCATAAGTATCCTTCGGAGTTACACAATGGAATTAACAATCCCAATTTCAACGATATTAACCGCAGCATTAGGTTTTTTAGGTGTGTACATAATTATGCCTATAGCTTTGATTGTTAGAGATCAATTAATAATAATTTATATAGAAAAATGTATTCTTACGCCTAAATTTTGGGCTTTCATACATGAGCTAACTATAGAAAAGGCGTATTATAATGTGATATATACTAAAAAAATATGAAGTTAGGGCGCCTGAAGGTTTTGAGCATATTGAGGAGAAAAGAACTTATTTTATTGACGATGTAGAAGTTAGTTTGAAAACTTTCAACGATTTTTTAAGTAACCAAAAGAATTATGTTGATAAAATTGCCAAAAAAGAACCTAAGGCATTAGCTAAAACTAATTTAATGAAATGGATAAGTAAGCATTTCAAAATGGAAGCTAAATTTGTAGATGTTGTAGATGACTATGTCAAACATGTTTATGATTTGACCGTTTCCGATATTAAAAACAAAAAAAAGATGTTATTTATTCAGACGTAAATCCAAACTAAACACAGCCCCGAAACTAGATTTTAGGGCTGTGTTAGTATTCAAATCAGCTCGCCCGCGTCTGCGCCTTCGCTGATATCGTCGAAGTCATCCGGCGCGGCCACACCGCCGCCAGCGAACGCGTCACCGTCTCGCAGGAACTGGACGCCACCCAGCGATGCGTTAACGCGTTTGCCGAAGTTGTTGTCCTGCGCCCAGATGTCGATCACCGCGTTGACATAGCAACCGGCGTAAGGACGGCCATCAGCCTGGATGAGTGGAGAACGGTCGCGATCAATGACCGCCGGACGTGCTTTGTTGGCAGCGTTCAGGAAGAAGTTGCCCGGGAAGCCTTCGTATTCGGCTTTTTCGTCACCGTCGTGCAGACAGAGGTTGAGCTTTTTCTCCAGCTGGCCGTAAATGGTTTCCCACTTCTCGCCCCATTTTTCCTTCGCTACCTGTTTCAGCGCTTTGCGGATTTCTTCCAGTTGTGGATGTTTCGGAACCATCAGGAAAACAGCAGAGAAGCGCGGGTCGCCTTCGCCGTTCACGGTTTTTGCTTCGAACAGAGCAGGGAAGGCCAGGCGGACGTTGTTCAGTTTAATTTTCATGGGTATTTCCTTAATCAGATGAGGTCAGCGGCGAGCGCATCGTCGGACACGTCGTCGAAATCGTTAACAGGGTTGAGATTGAGCGCCGGGCGCGGGTCGGATTCGGGGGCGACGGTGGGCTTACCGTCAGCGCGGGTGATCAGCGCTTCGACTTTCGTCCAGCGGCGAGGGCTGGCCTTTTTGATGAGCTTCTCGGCTTTGGTCGGGCTAATCAGCTTAAGGTCGAAAACCTCCTCAGTTTTATAACGGAACTGGTCTTTCAGCAGCGCGCGGGCGGCTTCTTCATCACACCAGGCACGATTACTCTGTTTGCCAGTAACCAGCTTAAAGCCCGGTACCGGATGCCCGGCGTTCAGCTCACTGTTCACCCGGTCGCGCACAGCCTTTAGCCACGATTCAATAAAATCGGCCTGGCTGTATACCTCTGCCAGCTGTTCGGCGGTCAGCAGTGGCACACGCTTATACGCCACTCCTGAAGAACTGAATAACGGATTCACTCCGGCGGGTAACGTCCTGGCGGCACCCTCCGGGTTTGATGTCCCTCTGCCTGAAGGTACCAACCCAGCACCTCAGCAGGATGAGCCGTCTGTGTGGGGCGCAGCATTTCGCCAGAATAACCTGCTGGGTCAGATGTTCCGCCCTGCGAAGCAGTTTGAGCCGGTAGACGGGTACAATCCGTATGTTGATAAAAACGAGCTGCACGGTTATGAACAATGGGGATCCGCTTTTGCCGACTCCCGCTCGCCGGAAGAAACTGCCTGGCTGAAACAGCAGATCGACGACGAAAACGAGGACCGTCGGGTACTTTCCGAGGCTGGCGGGGGGGGATCTCGCCAGCATTGCCGCCGGGGTTGTCGACCCGGTTACAGTGGCTTCGATGTTTATCCCCGGCGCTCAGGGGGGCGCTGTGGCCCGTATTGCGTCACAGGCTGCAATCGGTGCAGCTGCAACAGCAGCGAGCGAGGTTGCGCTGAATAACCAGCAGATTACCCGTACGTGGGGGGAAAGCGCTTCCCACGTCGCCGCCGGTGCGTTGATGAGCGGTGTATTTGCGGCTGCCGGTGCTGCGCTTTCGCCCTCTGTTCGCACAGCGGCCACGCGTGAAGTGGCTGACGCGCTCGATAATATGAGTATCACGTCAGCGACGGACACGGCTGCCGCCTCACTCCCGGAAGGGGGCAGCGTCGGCGCGGCGCGAATCAGTGAAGCCACGCTCGAGGATCTCACCCCGGCAGCTGGCGGACCGGTCGGTAAACTGGCACGTAAGGCAGGGAGCTATCTGACACCGTTTACCCGGCTGATGGAGTCTCCGTCGAAAACCTCCCGCCGTACGGCGCTGGAGCTGGCAGAGAATAACTACACACTGCAGGGCAATGCCCGCGGAATTGAGACACCTATTGCGGCGGAAACCCGTGTTCGCGGGTGGCGTCGTGAAGAAGCCGCTGTCGTGGTGACCAACAAGCAGGCCTACAGCCAGTATAAAGCCGCCGGGGGCGACCTGAGCTTTTCCCAGTTCCGTGAGGAAGTTGGTAACGCTATGCGCAGCGGCGATGTGCATGCTAACCCGGTGGTGCAGGAAGCGGCGCAGGCAATGCGCACCGTTGTTAACCGGGTGAAGGTTGCGCAGCAAAAGCTTGGCCTGTTGCCGCCTGACGAGGAACTGAAAGCCATCGGTCAGGAGAGTTATTTCCCGCGCGTGTACAAAGTCGGCAAGATCGTTAACGAGCGCGATAAATTCCGCGACATGCTGGTCGACTGGTGGTCTCGCGGTGAGAAAACCATGTCTCGCGAAGAGGCTGAAATTACGGCTGATGCCACGATCAATAAAATTGTCGGCGCAAAAATACCGCAGGATTTTGCGAACGTCTTTATGGTGAAAGCGGCTGGCAGCACCCGGTCGCGTACGCTCAGCGTTCCCGATCGCCTGATGAAAGATTATCTGGAGAGCGACGCCAATTATGTGCTGCAGCGTCATATCCGCGAGGCGTCAGCAGAGGTTGAGCTGACGCGCGCATTCGGTAATAAATCGCTGGAAAAGCAGCTCAAGGATATTCAGGATGAATACGATGCGCTGATGCGCCAGAACCCCAAAGACCAGGCGAAGCTGGCGAAAGCCCGCGATAACGATATTCGCGACATCACAGCGCTGCGCGACCGCCTGGCGGGTACCTACGGCATGCCGGACGATCCATCATCATTTTTCGTACGCGCCGGTGCGTTCCTTCGCAGCGCTAACTTTGTCACCAAGCTGGGCGGTATGACCGTTTCCGCTATTCCTGATCTCGCGCGTGGTGTGATGGTTAACGGGTTTGGCAATACCATGCGCGGTTACTCTGCGCTGATAACCCGGTCGCCGCCATTCAAGGCTAGTCGCGCCGAACAGTTAAAAATGGCCGTCGGGCTGGAGACCATACTCCATACCCGTGCGCGTACGATGGGGGACCTGGTGGACAGTTCCGCACGAACCACGGCGGTAGAAGCGGGTATGGAGCGCGTCACCGATGCGTTCGGCAAGCTCACGCTGATGGGCCACTTCGACGATATGAACAAATCTGTAAACGGCATGATCACCTCCGACGGCATTTTGTCCGGCGCGTTCACTGGCCGCCGCCTTGCCAAGCTCGGCATTAACGACAATATGGCCGCGCGTATCCGCAGCGAATTCGAAAAGCACGGCGAGGTAATCAATGGCTGGCATATCGGCAATTTTGAAAAATGGGACGATCAGCATGTGGCTGGTGTCTTCCAGTCGGCGGTGCTCAAAGACGTTAACAATACCGTTATCACACCGGGGATCGGCGATACACCACTGTGGGCCAGCACGCCGCTGGGTAAAACTATCTTCCAGTTTAAATCGTTCGCTACCGCGTCCTACAACCGTGCAACGCTGGGCGGCCTGCAGGAAGGAACCGGTCAGTTTTATTACGGTACCGCTTTCCAGATTGGCCTCGGCGCACTGACGTACGCGCTGAAACAGTCTGCAAACGGTAAAGAGGTTGACTGGTCGCCTCAGAAACTCGCCATTGAAGGTATCGACCGTTCCGGTATTCTCGGCCCTCTGATGGAATATAACAACATGGCAGAAAAAGCCTCCGGTGGTATGGTGGGGTTGGGTGCACTGCTAGGTACCGGAACACAGTCACGTTATGCCAGCCGTGGTTTTATCGGCTCTGCGCTTGGGCCAACGTTCGGCCTGCTCGATACCGTTACCGATGTGACCGCTGGCGTGCTCAACGGTGATGCTGGCGATCGGGTACTGCATAACGTGCGTACGCTGCTGCCGGGTAATAATCTTTTCTGGATAGCACCGCTGATAAATCAGGTTGATCCCGGTATGAAATAAGTAGCAATATCCGGTAAAACAAAACACGGTGATAAAAATGCGCAAACTTTCTTTTATGTTAACTGGGTTTATTCTGGCCTACTCAACTGTCGCGAGTGCTACGGTATTTGGTGGCTCGAATCTAGGCTTTAGTGGTTATCCTGAGTTTTCGGATTCGGAGCCGACACCTCCTTATGATCGCAATGAATATTCAATGCAAGCGTATAAAAGTGAGGTTGAAAGGTATATCCAAAATGCGAAGGATTATACCGAAAACGCTGGTAACGATATGAAACGTATTCAGGAATCCCAGGACGATGCGATTCAAAAAGCAAACCGCGTTGTAGAGGAATATAACCAAACAGCAAGGGGGTATTAATCGGTCGGGATTCCGACCTTAAACCCACGCCATCATAGCCCTGTATTCACTACGGGGCTTTTTTATGCATCAGGATTACAAAACACGCCTTACCGCACTGAGTGATAAACTCACCGATGTGGTGCTCGAAGAAGCCGATCCGGAAAACTGGCCGGGGGCGGGAAAGAAACCGAGCGAACTGACCAAGGATGAACGTGGCGATCGCTACTGGGATAAGAAGAACGCAGCCGCATCCCTGACGCTGCTGATTAAGGTTCACTCCCTGATTGGCATGCAAACGCGCGGCGGTACGCCATCCGATAATCCCGGTCAGGATGATGAAGCCTTTGCGCTGGGCAAGCAGGTTTCAAAAGCTGAGCGAGAGGCGGCCGCCATTATTGAGCGCCTGCAGAAAGGGAAAAAATGATTTCGTTCCTCGCCTTCTTCTTAATGTGGGCGGAGCGAATGAACTGGGACGTTCCGGACTGCCACTATCAGGCCTGCCACTGGCTGGAGCATCGCGGAAATCTCGCGGTGCTTCGCTGTTTCCGTGGTTTCGGTAAATCAACGATCCTCGCTGTCTATAACGCCTGGCGGTATTACTGTGATCGCCAGTACCGCATTCTGCATCAGTCTGAATCAGACGGAACCGCGTATAAAACCAGCCGTGACACTCAGAACGTCCTGCGTAACCATCCGCTGACCAAAGGCATGCTTCCTGACGGGCAGGGAACCGTTGAGCAATGGTGGGTTAATGGTGCGCTGGATTTACGTAACGGCAGCATGTACGCAAAAGGCATCCTGTCTAACGTAACCTCAGCGCGCGCCAACGAATGCCAGAACGACGACGTAGAGGTACCACGTAATATCCAGACTCCGGAGGCACGCGAAAAGCTGCGCTATCGCCTGGGAGAGCAAACCCACATCCTGATCCCCGGCGGACGCAAACTTTATATCGGTACACCGCACACGCATGACAGCCTTTATGATGAGGTGGAGTCTATGGGCGCCGACTGTCTTACCATCCGGTTATTTGATAAAGAAAAGCGCATTGAAGCGAAAGAGGCCTCGCAGCTGCGCTACGCAGTGCCTTTTCGCCCGGATTATGTTTTTGCTGGCATCCACAAGGCGGCGCGGCTGTTGGTCGAAAACGTGGATTATAAGCTGACCGCCGACGGCGTTGAGTTTGCGGACGCACCGGACACGGTTATCGATTTTTATGCAGACTGCGCCTGGCCTGAACGGTTCACCCGTGAAGAAATGGAGAACCGCCGTAAAGAAACCCGCACGATTAACGAGTGGGATAGCCAGTATCAGCTGCACAGTAAACCCGTCGGAGACGTTCGCCTCGACCCTGACCGCATCCGGGAATACAACATTCATCCACAAATTCGCTATGCGAACCGTACGGCTTCGCTGTGGCTGGGTAACGTGCAAATCGTTGGTGCTGTTGCCTGGTGGGACGTGGCCACTGGCAAGGTTAAAGCTGACGCCTCTGCATTCTCTCTGATGCTTACGGATGCCAGGGGGCATTTGTACTGGCATATCTGCCAGGAGCTTACCGGGGAGCTGGCAGAGTTCGACGATAACGACAAAATCGCCGGCGGGCAGGTAGCGCAGATCAGAGAGCTGGTGCTCAAATATCAGATCCCCGTGGTTTGTGTCGAAGTAAACGGCCCGGGCAGCTTCGCGGGTAAATTACTGCGTCAGGCGCTCAAGGGGACGGGCTGCGGCGTCCGGGAAGAGTTCAGTATCACCAACAAGCAGAAACGCATCCTCGATGCGTTTGAAGCGCCGCTGTCCTCGCGGTTCCTGTGGGCTCACACCGACGTGCTCGACGGTCCTGTCTATGACCAGATGCGCGACTTTAACCCCGCACTGACCAACCAGCCAGACGACTTTATCGATTCCGGCGCGGGAGCAATAAGTCAGACCCCTGTACGCATCGGGAAAGTGGTCGGGATTCCGACCGGACATGCGCGCGAAGATTGGCAGTTAAGTGACGGAGATCATCTGGTCGACGTCGATTACTAACTTGCCAGAGGTTTCGCATCATGTCGGTACCGAACCAGACTCCATATATAATTTATAACGCCAACGGCCTGACCACCGTTTTTCC